CTAGAAAGTAAATTTTCAGCAGTGGCAGAGGTAAATTTGAAATCATTGTATTTCATTGTAGTAAGTTCATCTATGTTTGAAAATACTAAACTTAAGCTATGAGTAACGGGATTGTGAGTATATGAGATTAGTCGAATTTCTTTAAATAATAAATCAAATTCCTCATAATAAATATTGCAAAAATCACCAATGTTTGTTAGCTTGAGCCAGTCTTGTTGATAATCTTCGAGAGCGAATCCGTCAATTGCTTCTATATTAATTTGAATAGGAGTGAAACAAATTGTTGCTAAGTGTGCAACCGTATATTCATACAATTGTTTTGAATCTGATATTTGACTAATAGATAAAACTTCTTCCTTGATGAATGGAGTTAATTCTACAATTTGTGCTCGTGTGAAATTTTTCTCCCATAACAAATCATCACGAAGTTGCGCAACTAGGGCTAAATAAGTCGCATTTGTTGGATCTCTATCTAATACTTCTAAATAACTTTCAAAAAGCCCACGCTTTGATTCGATTAGTGCGTTATATGCTTTAAGTGCTGTGGTTAAAGAGGTTGAAAAGTATCCGGCATCTAGGTAATAGGAAAAGTTATCGACATATCTCTGGCCCGTTGGGTTATATCTTGTAATTACGGCATTATCTTTCCCAGTCGTAAATAAACGCGTTTTAATTCCATCTGTATCCAATGCATATGAAATGTTTTTAATATAATTTTGTGGTGCAAGTATCAATCCTCTATTTTCGCCAAGCATTCCTACTCTGGCTTTATAAATTGAAATTTTCTTATCTACATTGTTGAATCGGAAAACACATCTACAGCTCTCTGCGAGTGATTCAAATACTGATGTAAGAGTTTGACCATTAAAAGTTAGAACACGTTCTAAAGCTAATAATTCAGGATCAACATAATCAACACTCCAAGTGTTGTACAATTTATATCTCAAAATATAGTTGACTATGCCATATTCTATATTGTTAGAATCAACTGCACCTGTAGGATCGTATAATTTTCTAATTAAGCCATCAACACCAGAGAGTATTTTATTGTTAAAGTCGTTTTTTTGATAGCTTGAGCAGGTTAATGTATAAGTATCAATATCGCTACCATTCAATTGTGGATTTTCGATCACAAAATATTCGCGATATATTACATCATCACCCTCTTTAATCCTTAAGTGAATAAGGAAGTCATGGCGAATAATATCCCAACATGGATTAACTCTCGTTTTTCCTGTATAATCACCAACTAATCTATTGATTGTTATGTTTAAAGTATTAAATTCGTTAAATGTTGGTGTAATACTTAAATCTGAATATTGAATATACATAAGCTCAGTGCGGTCTGGCCTACATAAAATAACTTCGTATGTGTACTTGAGGCCAGCAATTAGTCCCGCGATCGGCGGTCTATACATATTGAATTATTCACCTCCTTTAATTTTCATATAAAAAAGTTGAGGTAGATTTATCTCAACTTTAAATTAATCAGTTATTTCAACTTCATATCTATACATAGAATCATAAAGCCTCTGTGGGATTTTGTCTTTGTATAAATCTGCTACTTCTTTGATGTATTTTTCTTTCTCTGTTTTGTATTTTTCAAAAGCTTCTTTTGATGTATTAAAATAACCTAAATAAATACGTTTATTATTTTTACTTAAAGTGGCCTTAAATTTTCCTAAATTTTCACTCCACGAAACCCCAATTGGTAATTCGCCTCTGACGGCATTATTTTTTATAAATAACAAATTAATATTTTGAGGAACTATTATGCAACATTCTGGAGAATATATTTTGTTTTCTTTTACTAAAATATCTTTATCAATATGCATATTTTCTCCATCAATTTGATAATAATTCTCATCAAACCACTTGCCAAAATTCTGAAAATTATGCCAAGGTTTATATATTTCACAATTTTTATATGTTGGATATTTTAAATGTATTTTTCTATCATAACATCTTTGCATAATATGAAACCATGTTGTGTATTGAATTGTTTTTTCGCCATTGATTCTGGCTTTATACTCTCCCTCACCCATATATCCCACACCATAAACGCTTAAATGATATGGATTTTTTATGTTTCCATTTTTAAAATTCTGATAAACTACATTTTTAATGATATAGCCATTTTCAAATTCTACATCAATGTTAAAAGCTCCTCTATATGCAATAATCCACATTCTTAACCCTTCATTGCTTATTCCAACTTCTCCAGTTCTGTCTATAAATTTTCCCTGCATTTTACACCTCTTATTATAATATTTTTTAATTTATTATAACATTTAGAAGTTGCAATGTCAAATTACATTTATGTTACTAGCGAATTATCGGGTATTGAGTTGACATGATTATATTGCATGGAAAATTCACTCTGAATTCGTTATTACCCTCATGCAGTTTAAAAGGCTCTTTGTTCCAATTGGCAAAACGTGATAATCCTGTTGAAGATTGTTGAAAATAAATATCCTGCATTTCTATTGTCTCACCAAGATTTAGACTATCAAATGCAATAACTCTATTATTATCTGAAATATGAGTGATTTTAAAGTTAATACTACCATTTGTATTAATGATAGACCTATCAAATCCAGAATAACTTTCTGTCAATACATTGTAACTGCTTTCTGTTAGTGCATACCCCGCACTCTCAGTAAGAACATATCCACCAGCTTCAGTTATAATGGGCGCAACTGATGCAATTGTAAATCTAAAATACGGATACCAATCATAATTTCCGTCTTGATTTTGTACGTTTGATCTATTGTTGATGTTAAATGTGTCATTATATTGCAGTGTTAAATTTCGAGTCTCGATTGGGGTCAGCCAGTAAGGCGTTGTGGCCTCAAATGTAATTGGCAGAATGCCTTTATAACCTTGCAGTCTCTGTATTTCAAATTCGCTCGTAGGCACTACATATAACATCTTCTGTCGATCCTCACCTAACTCAAATGTGATAGGTCGCGTTTGTCCCAAAATTTTTCCTAAAAATTCATTCATTTGCGGTGTAAATTCACCATCAAGCAATGAAAGATTGAGTGTGAATGTGATATTATCTTTTTCCGTTTTAATAAACGTTGAATAATCTCTATCTAATACTTTGTCGGATACGATACTTTGACCACCAAAAACAGGCATTATATCATCATCATCATTAACTATTTGTAAAGATATCCCAATCTTAGGAAGTTTTGCTGATGATATATTGTTGAGGAAAAAACATCCGTAAATAATAATCTCTCCTTTCTATTCAAGCAAACAACTCTGCTAAACATTATTAGCAGAGTTGCAATATTTATCTAGTCTTACTATACCCTTTTAGTGATGCACCTTGAAATCTTGAATTTGCCACAATATCTGGTATTTCTTTCCTCAAACCATCAACCATTCTTTGCATTTGCGGCAATGCTTCTTTAGTCATGGATGCCACATTGAAATTAATTTGTGTATCGCCCATCCGATTAGAGGAATTTACAATTGATGAGCTGTTATCGCCAAGAACATCGCTAACCGGATTTGACATTTTTATTGACTGGTTACTACTGAATAGTGAATCTGCAACATCAACTAATTTTTCAAAAGCCGTTGTCTGTCTAACACTTAAAATACGTTCCTTATCCTCGGCCATAACCAATCCCGTACCGACCACCTTGCCGCCAGTAGCAAATCGCTGTACAGTTACACCATCGGCAGTTGCGTGAGTGACAGTAAGGCTTACGCCCGATATTTCACTAGCCATAGTAATCAAAGTATCTAAATAATCAATAGCTTGTTGGAGTTTTGAAATAAAAGTATCAGTATACGAATTCACAGTATCTATTGTCATTTTATAACTCGTCTCAAAAAGTTTTAATTTGTCATATACAAAAGCATACAAATCATCCGCCTTAGTTTTAGTGTCATTCACAAATTTAGTTGTACGAGTATCTTTTGAAGTTTGCATATTATCAAATTCAGTGGTTTCAGTGCCGTATTGCATTATCACTTCGTTTGAATTCTCAATTTGCTGCGTTTTCACATCATCAATAGTAGTTGTTAAGGCCAACAAATCTTCCTCATTGAGCAATTCTATCTCTACTTCGGATAAAGCACTTTCAATTTTCTCAAGAGCATCGGTCATATCAATGCCCTCTAATTCAGAAATTATACTTGCAGCGGCAGTTAATGCTTCTGCTAAATTCTCTTTATCAACTAATTCAATTTTTTCCATATCTGTAAGTCCAAATATCATACTGAATAGTTGCAATAATGACTCGCTTTTGGATAGTATTTCAAGATTGTCGTTTATGTTTTGTAAAGCAAGGCTTGATGCTTCCATTTCTTTGGTTAAGTTGTCATGTACGTATTGTCCCAAAATTCCTAAACCTTCGCCATATTCATCTTCATACTCTTGAAGTTTCTTTATCCACTCATCTGTTAATCCGTCAGCTAATATTTTATATGTCTCTTGCATTAAAGACGCATTAGATGTTCTTTCATCCATAGCTTCTTTATAAGCGTCAGTTTCTTCTTTCAAAAGTTTAATTCTATCTTCAAGAGCTTTTTTTTGAAGATCATATTGATCTTCGATAGACTTTTTCTGTGCTTTTAGTTCTTCTTCGATAGAATCTCGCGAAGCCTTTTCTTCATCTTCTGCTTGCGATTCTCTTTTTTTTGCAATTTCTGCGGTATAATCCTCTATAAGAGAAATTGCTTCTAAGTCGCCTGTGGTCTATTATACCCCCACTTTCGTGGCACTTTAACACTGATTGAACAGTGGGTATGGACTATATCTTCTATGCTCGCTCAAAAGCATAGTTGATGCGCTTCCAACTGGTGCTCATTTTTCCAGCTGTACTTCCTCTCGGAATAGTCTCTACACCTTACTAATTTGTGAGATTACAATTTGTTTTATCAATTTTTAAATGTCTTTTTACAGTAGCTAAGTGTATATTTAATTTATCAGAAATCTCTTGAATAGACATGTTATTATTATAATACTCATGAACTTTTTTGTTTAATTCAATTGATCTATTTTTTATGGTTTGAGAACTATTATTTTTCCCTATTTTAATAGATGTATTCGCATCATAAGTACACCATCCTATTTCTGAACCAGATTTCAAGTATCGTATTATTGTTCCATTACTTATTTTAAATTTCTTTACTAATTCACTGGTTCCTTTAGATTTATTTAACTCATAATATTCACATATTTCTTTGATTATATTTTTAAGTGCATATTCGCCACATAATTGCCAATCAATATTACTCAAATCAAATTTATCATTTAAAGCCTTAATAATATTTGTTTTTAAATAAATTATTTCAGATTTATCGGCAGATATACGAATGACTGTGAAGTTGTTTAAATTAGCTTGTTCATCTTTCCATTCATCGATTCTTAATGATTCTTCAATGGTCATATTACTTCTTGCATGTATCTTTTTTCCATGTCCAAGTGTACCATCGATTTCGATAATCAGATTGCCAATTTTAAAATCAAAAATTCTCTTACTTCCATATTCGTCAATCAGCCAGTCGGATTGGTAATGCCATATATAATCAATGTTGAGTTGATCTAAAACACAAGCCATAAACTTCTCAGGATAACTTATTCCGTCGCCGCACTTACAAGCAATTGAATGTTTATTGAATAGTTCCGATATTTTATATATTTTGTTATGTCCACAGTCAGGACATTGAAGATTAACTTTTTTACCACTTTGCGGTGTATATTGCTTTGCTTCATCTTCACCACCAATAAAATAAGGAATCATCCATAAATTATTTGTTGATACTATGTCATTATAACCTATAAATGTTTTTCTTCCTGCGCATCTTGAACATCCGCGCTCTCTTTGTATGAATGTATTTTCAAGAATATAATCACTTTCATAATTACAAACATTGCATTTATATTTTACATATTTTGCATTATGATTATTTCTTTTCATTTTTGTGACATCGATGATAGTTAAGTTTCTCCTATTATCTTTGACCACATCTCCAACTTTATAAATAAATTCTCTATTGAATTTACCAATTAAAGTATCAATTTTACATTCTAATAGCATATCAGTATTATAATCTTTATAAATATCACCATATTTTATTTTCACTTTTTTATTTTTAATATATTCTACTATTTCAATTGTGCCATGCATATCATCATATACAAAGTCGATTTTACTTCCTGCCGAGTTTTTCCAATCAATGCATTGTTTATTTCCAAATTGTTTTCGAGGTAATTTGGATAAATCAATTTCTTTACAATTCAATTATATTACACCTCCTTTTCGATTAAGTATATCATATTATTTTTTATATGTCAATTAAAAATTTCACAAATTAAGTCTGGCACGGGATTTTCAACTACCCATAATAATGGGCTTCAGAATCTCTTAATAGGAGTGGATTCCTTTATGGACAATCTCTCGTTGAGAAAGGCTTATCATCTCGTTGTAACGCTTCGATAAGCAATGTTATATAACTCCTCCCGTTAGCACTGCATTTGAAATATGCAGCACACCCCTTGAGCTGGGTTCACATCAAATGACCTATTTTATTAAGCCGCTATCAATAATTCATTTATTCTTGCCTGTAAGTCATCAATTTCTCCTTGCAAATCTTTTTTCTTCTTCTCTGCATCTTGAGCTTTCCACAATGCTTTCCATGCATCCAACTGTTCATCTATAGAATCTACAGAGGCATCTTTCTGTTCTTTGAGTAATTCCAATTCCTTATCTAAAGCTTTTTCTTTTGCATCCTGCGTTTTTTCAAATAACTCAAGTTCTTTTTTATATCTCGCTTCAAGAGTTTGAATTATTTTATTTTGCAAGTCTCGTACTAACTCAATCTCCTGTGTAGCTGCATCTCTTTGTGCATCAATTAAGTCATATATTGTTGTAATTGCCGTTTGTATCTGTGTATTATAATCAGCAATCGCATCTTTATATTCTGTTGTTGCCTTTGTAGCATCGTCAGTTGACAGTTGCAAATAATTAATATCTCGCGTTAGCTCTTTAACTAATCCCATTTGTATTTCTATTTTTTGATTAATTAAAGTCGATTGTGTGGAAAAATCATCATCTGCTGTAATAGATATTTTAAAATCAACATCTGCCATGCTTTTATCTATGTCTGCAATTGCTCTATTGAATACAGTTACAATATCAGATAATGTTTGTTTATTTGCGTCTCTTATAGTTTCGTTAAGCTCTATATATTTTTCTTGCAGTTTAACAATCTGCTCACTATCTTCTGCGTAGTTCAAATCACGATAGTAATTCGCCATTCTATGAAGTTCTTCTTGCATGTCTTCATAAATTGTAATTTGCTGACTACGCAATTGCTCTATTTGAGATATGGCCTCCATTGTTGACAGTTCTTCGGACGAAATAGTTATTGGAATATTTGCAAGCTCTTGTTTTCTCCGTATTAAATCATAGTATTGTTCTTGAATGTTGTGTAAACTTTCACCATATTCATTAGCTGCTTCTATATCTTCGAATGTTCCTAAATATATTGGGCTAGTTTCAAGAGCAATATCTCCCTGGGCCAATAAGTCAAACAAATAATTTTCAAGTTCTTCGTTAGACAAGATTTCTCCATTTGGTAAAACAGGGGTAACTAAAATTTCCTTACCATCCACACCAAACGAAGTGCTTAAAATAGTGGCGAATCCATCTTCCAGTTCAACCATTGGGCGATTTAATAAATCTATAGCTTGACTACCACGATTAAATTCAGTAACCATTGTATCGCCAAGTTGAGCTATCATTTCATCTATTAATTCAACTTCTTTGGTAATTGCATCCAAAGATAAATCCTTGGCCGTTCCTTCTGCAACTTGTGCAATATATTTTTCAAGTGCATCAATAGATTTTTCAAAAGAAGATATTAAATCTTCATGATTTTTTTCTCGCACTCCTTGTAATCCATTTAATACTTCAAGCTCGTATTTTCTGTATTCGTCTATATATTTTTCATTATTGGCAAAATATTTCTCATTAAGCTCGCCTAATCTTGTAAAATACTCTTCTTCTGTTATTTCGCGTTTATTTAGAGCGTATTCAAGATCTTTTTGTTGTGCTTCAAATGCTTCTTTCCATGTGTCTTTTTCTTTCTTGGCGGCAGCTTTGCTTTTGCTGGCAACTTTGTCGCCCATTAAACCAATAGCATCTAATCTGGCCCGACCTGTTTTTAAAGCATTTTCAATAGCATCTAGGGCAGTTTGAGACAACCCCTCAACATCTACTTCTTCATCAGCCAAAGCTTTATTAGCAATTAGAGCCGCAACACCCATTACTCCTAAATCTTTTGATGTCTCTAATGCCTCTGCGCCTATGGCTGCCAATTTTGCCTGCGTCGTTTCTGCCTGTGCGCCTAAATCATCTGTCTTTTCAGTAGTGTCAGCAAGAATAATAGATAATATTTCACTAGCCACACCAGCTTGTACAGTCTCAATCATTTGTTGTCGCATAGCATCTGAGACATTGTTCAACGATTCTGCGTTTAAGTTTAATTGCCCATTTTCATCTACTAGATATTGTAAATATTGACTATCTAACGCAATTAATTCTGCAACAGTAGAAGCGGTTAGTTCACCAGTATCTTTATATTCCTCTTGTGCAGATGTAACAGTTTTATAGGCATCGGATATTTCTCCTATGCTGTCACCTAGTGCGTCATATGCCAAGCTAACATCATATGTTATCAAAGATAAATCTTCTAATGCTTGGGCGTGTTCTTCAGTCATCTTAATGTTTGTAGATGATTGAATCAATTCTTGCATCAAAGCCTGTATGAAGTCTTTTATGCTACTAGAAACTAATTTATATTGTCCATTTTCATAAGTTAATAAATCTGCATATTCTTTTCCGGCTTTGGAGATTCTAATATATGTTTCTCGGGATATTTCACCTTCATTACTTTGTTCTTGTTGAGCTTTAATAAGCATTTCTATGTTGCTTCTTGTTTTGTCAATAGTTTCTGTAAATTTTTCTGCTTCATCAGATTCTAGCTTTACTTTTTCCCTGTTTAGTGCTACAATCTGTTTTATAACTTCGATAGTAGAAAATTTAGCTTCATCCATAGCGGCTACAAATCCTGTGCCGCCAGTTATAGATGCAATTGCTACTTTAAAAGATGCCTCAGTTAATTCTCCTGCTTCAGCAAGTCTTATCAGTTCTGTTGTTACTTCCTTAAATTCTTCTGCATCGAATACTTCTCTGAAGTTCATTTCTCTTAATGCATCAGGATCAAAACGAGACATTAGCAACTCTATTACATTATCAAGAGCACTCAAAGATTCTTGAGTAGATTTTGATGTATCGCCAGTATCCTTGAGTTTATTTGAATAATCCAATAATGATCCAGCAATGTTGACCATATCGTCTTCAAGCTTATCTGATTCATATCTATAATTTTCTAATTGTATCAAATCATTATCACTAATTGGGCCAGGCTGTGCTTGAATTTCTTCTATTTTCTTTTGATACAATTCCCAACCAGCAATTATATCTGTGATATTTTCTTCAGCCATGTATAGAGACTCAAAACCGAAAGGTTCAGCATAAGAAACTTGTGCAGCAATAGCCTCTTCACTAATAGCGCCAATATCTTGGTATCTTTTTCTAATATTTTCAACAATATCTTCTGCTGCTTCTTGTGATGCGATATTGGCTTTTTTCTCTAAAATAACAATTTGTCTTTCTAATTCTTTGGTAATTTCCTGTAGCCTTTTAAGTTCGCCCTCTTCAGCATACGTAATTTCTTGAGATTGCAATTCGCTTATTCTAGCATTTGTATTATCTAGTTCCGTTTGAATATCGACGAGTTCTTCAGTGGCAGCTTTATAATTATTAATGGATTCATTCATAACTTTGGTATGAGATTCTAAAGAAACATTAAGTGCATTATATGCTACTACCGCCGCAGTTGCCGCCACTGCTAGTCCTAAGAGATACGGATGTGTTATTGCGAGAGTTTTAAGGGCAGCTCCAAAAGCTATAGCTTCAGTTTTAGCTTTTGCAAAACCTGCTGCTATGTTTTGGAATAGCGTTAATTCTCCTATTGTTTTCATTACTGACTTTAAAGTAATAAGCGATGCTGTTGTAGCTATAACCGCAAATGGAATTCCATCAAAGGCTCCAAGTATTAGTTCTAGTGCTTGCAAACCCACAGTGCCTAAATCTACAAATACTTTCACCAAATCTGAACTTATTATTGTGTTTGATAAGGACTGAAAAGCATTATTAAATAAGTCAATTCGTCCAGAAATTGAATCAAGGTATTTTTGATTTTCTTCTAATGCAGAACCTTGAGAGTTTAATGCGGCATTTGTAGCTTCTATACCACTTTGCATGTTTTGCATTAAGCTTGAAAATGCATTAACTTGAGTGTTTCCTGCGACCAATCTAGTTATAGTGGAACGTGTAACGTCATCCAAATCTCCCCATACTGCGGCCAACTCTTGAGTAATTTGATATGTGGATTTAAATGTATCATTCGTATCCATGATATCAACTGCGCCCTTGGTAAGATTCAATATTTGTGTTTGAAGTTTTGTAATTGATTCTGCTGCACCGTCTGCATCTTCGCCAAGCTCCTCAAGTTGTCCTGCGGTATTTCGCAGACGAGATGAGTACGTTTTTAGGAAAGTTCCCGTTTTTTCAGCATTTTGTAATGTGGCAAATGCTGCCGTTGTTAGTCCAATTGATTCCTCAAAAGTATTATTTGATGCTGACAATGCGCTGGCACTACGTTGTAATGCTGCGCCAATATCAGTGCTTGAGATCGCAAACTCGTTACCCACTTTATTAAATGCATCAACAATATGCATACTGTCTTCAGTCGCCAAGCCAAAAGCTTTCATTGTCGATATAATACTTTGTGTTGATTCATCTATACTACTGATGCCATCTCCAACATTTTTATATACAATTGCTGCCTGTGCTAAATCTGATGCCTGTGATAAATCGTATCCTAAACGACTAAAATCGGCAGTTGCATTAACAAAATCGGTAATGGTAGCACCAATTTCCCTAGAACTTTGCTTCGCACTCTCAATAAATTGTGAATATTGTCGCTCGGTTAAATCAGTTACCTTACGCAATTCAGTCATAGCATCGTCTAGTTCAATGACTGCCGATACCATATCTTTAATTGTAGTAATTGCTTGCCTAATAATAGCTCCAAGAGACAAGAATATTCCGTACTTTGAAGCAACTTGTGATAATTTATCACCAAAAGTCTGAGTTTTGAGTCCTGCTTCTCCAACTACTATATCGAGTCTATTGAATTCGGTACGCAGAGCATTGATTTTTGATACATCTCCCGATGCAATAGCATCTCTCATTGCATCGCGTAATTTATCAAATTCATCAGCATATTTACTTGTGGATATTTTAGAAAAAGACTTTAAGTATTTCTGCAAAGACTGTTCTAGCTTTACCAATTGATTTTGCTGTGTATCAAAGCCTTTTTCTCTTTCTAATAATGCTGTACTATTTCTTACTTTTTGTAATTCATCATTATATTGTTTAAAAACTTTCAATTGATTGTCAACTGTCTCGTCTCTAAAACCTTCAAGTGTAATTGTACTTGCCAATTCTTTGATTGTTGACAATCGTTCTGCAACTTGTTCTGGTACTTCTAATTTTTGCAATCTGGCAGTTAAATTTACTATATCAGTGTTAATGGCATCAACATTAATGCCAACTTGCTTTCCGGACATTGCGGTTTGAGCATTTTCAAGATCATTTAAATTGTTTATGGTATCTTTTATCGTTTGACTTAATGCTTCAACATCCTTTTCCTGTGCTTTAACATCTGTATTTACCTTAATTTCACTTAATTTTGTTTTTAATTCTTCTACAGCCTTACTAGCGCCTTGATTTTCCGCAATTAAACCAGCATACTTGGATTCTAATGCTTCAATGGACTTTTGAGCAGGAGAAGTATCTACTGTTATTGTCTGCGATAATTCTTTTTCACTGATTTTTGTTGTGATTGTAATTTCCGATAATTGATCCATCAAATCTTTTTTTAAATCAGTTATTGCGGCTTTCATATCAAATGATGCTATTTGAACTTTGGATATTTTAAATTCTTTTGTACCTAATAATTGCTGTAAGCTATCATTAAATTTTGTAGCCGCAGCACCACTAGTGTCTGCCAGCGCGACTACTCTTACACTTAAATCACTTGCCATTTAATCACCTCTCTTACCATACATTTAATCCATTATTTTCTAATCCTAATTTTAAAGCTTTTAAATGCTGTTCTTCTTGAATTAATTCCAACCTAGTATTTTCAGTAAATGGACGCGGACTTGAGTATGGATGTCCTGGAAAATCATAGTGGCCGCTTCCTGTATAGCTTTCGCCATACTCAATCAGATATGGCAAGTCTTTATTCGTTGTAACCACATCTGCATCTCTAGCATCTGGATTTGGCGGAGTTTCATTGACTACTTCCAACACTCCATCTTTGGCCTTACCGCCCTTTATCTGTATGTTTCTAATATCTTCCATACCGCCCTGTTTATGTCTTCTTTTATACACTTCTGGTTTATATACATCATAAACTGTTTCAGTAATTTCTTGCTGCTCAACTCTTTGTATTGCCTTAAAAACTTCTTTATTTAAACTTTTATCTATTCTTTTTTGTATTTCTTTTGTTAAAGCATCAAAATTATTAACTTTCATAATTACTCTCCTTTTTATTTACATATGTAAAAAAGCCTACATGAAAAATGCAGACTTTAATTATTATTTTGAAATTAAATAATTATCAATTTCTTTAATCTGTTTATTCATAACCTCAGTATGATTACCAGTTGACAAATGTCCAAGAATTCCCTTAACACTACGAAGCATAATTCTGTCAAGCTCTTCCATTTTATCAAAACTTTTTTCAAGATGGTTCAATCTTCGATTATCATTATCTAGCTTGGCATCAGTTTCAGCTTGCCAAGTTTTTAACTCCGCACTTGGACTTGTTTTTTTTATATTTCTAAATGTTAATATAAGACCTGAACAAGTTGATATAAGTCCAGCTATTGTAATAATTATAGCTAATATCTCAGACATAAAATTCCCCCGTATCACATAAAATGTGTAAAATTAAAAAGTTATTTGTTCTCTGACACAACAGCTTCAATAGTGATATTTACCCACACATCGAAGTCTGAAACTGCCAATGCAACCATTTCTTTTGTTGTGTCGCTCATAATAGCAAGAGCAGACTCTTTGGCCATATTAAAAGCCTCTATTTGTGCTTCTTTTGTAAATTTGCCATTATTTTTTAAAGATGAAACATAGGTTTGCGTCACACTTGTTACAGCAGTTATAATAGCATTTTCTGCCAATTCAAGATACTTTGTGGTTTCTTCATTATCAATTTTAACTTTTAATTCTTCGGTTTTCTTTTTTATAAAACTTGTAATATAAGTTACAATAACTCCCAATAATGGGATTAAGAATACTGTAAATATCATATTTATATTTTCCTGTGTCAATATATTATCCATCTATTTTATTCGCTCCATTCTATTTATCCATATTTAATTCATTCTTTAATATATCTTCAATGTTATCAAAATCTAAATAGGAAATTCTAATTAGTTTTATATTATTATTCATGCAATACGCTGTTTTAATTGTGTCATTAATTTGTGTTTTATTAAAGGTATCTTTCGCATTTTCATCTGACATTCCACCGAAATTTATAATTTCAAAATGGCCTATTCCATCATATTCTAACAGGTATAATATCTGATTTATCTTATTAAATATTGCAAAATCAAATGGTAATTGGCGTGTATTCCTACAATCATCAAATTTATATTGTGATATATATTTAATATTATTTTCATTTAAAAAATCAGATATTCTTTTTTCGCCCCTTGACTCATTGCACAAAGGACATCCATGACCCTGCTGGAAACTATTATATGTTATCAACAGCTCATCATTCGAATGATTAGGACATTGATACCTCATCTTAGTTCTTTGATTAACATATTCCATTTCCAATAATTTATACCCTCTTTTTTGAAATTCATCATAAACAAATTGGAATGTCAATTTACTTCTATCATAATAGCAAAATTTACAGCCACCTCCTTGTTGTAAACTACCCCAAGTAATATATAATTCTTCATTTGGATGTAAATTACATTTATATTTCATAGGAGTATGATTATTTATATATTTAGTTTCTAAAAGTTCATAATTTCTTCGAATAAATTGCTCTTTTATAAATTCAAACGTAGGTTTGGCTAAATTAACACAATATGGACAGCCACATCCATCTTTTAAATCCTTATATGTTATCCATAAATCTTTATCAGGGTGTATTAAACATCTATACTTCATTTTAGTATAGTTATTAACGTATTGAGTTTCTAAAAGTTCGTAATTTCTTAATTTAAATTCATTGTAAACAAAATCATAACTTAATCTTGATTTAATTGAGCGTTTTTCAACACCGCACAATCTACACCCCCTACCATTATTTAATGCGGCGTATGTTATCCACAAATCTTTTTCTGGATGATGTAGGCATTTATATTTCATTGGAGTGGCATTATTAATATATTCAGATTCTAATAAAATATATCCCCGCTCATCAAATTTTGATTTTACAAATTCAAATGTTAATTTTTTAGACATATTTTTTATTCCACCTTTCAATTTCCCATAATATCACTCCATTTTTTAAATTATTAATTAATTTTTTGGTGAATCAATACTTGCTGTTTTTGCGTTTGCATCATACCCAATAACAAAACCGGCTTGTGCAAAATCATTAATTTTTATATAATTACGATCATCTTTCAAAATACGATCAACAGAATATTCTTTGCCATTAATCTTGATTTTTATCGTTTCAACCAATTCGTCATCCACCTCTTTTTTATTCATATAATTATAAACATCCTGTTTCAATTTTGTCCATGCTGACGGATTATTGACATGGTACAATGGGCACTTTTTTCCTGTAACATCATAATGTCGAATAAGATCATTTAAAGGATTTAGCTTATAACGCGTACATAAATCAGCACATAATTCAATTAAGGATTGATTTGTTTTATCATTAAATTTTCCATCTGCTGATGGGTGGCAATTTTCTATTCCAATTGAATAGCTATTTGCAGCATTGGTAGTATAGGCAATTTCATTTTCAGGAACACATTGAATAATTTCGCCATTTAATCCAATTATATAATGACTTGAAGCATATAATCCATTGGCACCAGATTTTAAATTCTCAAAATAGTTTCTATTGGCTATCGCCGTAGAGCCTGCATTGCCCACATAATGAATAGCAATCTTAGTAACTTTGGCAAGTTTCGTTTGTGGTCTGCTATATTTATTGGGAGTTAATAATTTTTGTTCTATATTCATTTATTCACCTTCCTTTGAGATTCCGTTAATACTCAACTTATTTGACAAATATCCACTAATTATTGATGATACATTCTCTACGCCCTTTGTCGTAAAATAAAAAGCTAACACAGTTTGTGTAGGCGATAGAACAAATGTCTGTATATCCATTAAAAAATCTCCAAACACAAAATAATGATAGACTGATATACCCAAATACACAATAAAAGTAATCAAATAAGTTATCACAAAAATAAATGATATAAATTTTGAGAATACAGCCATATGTCGTGCGAATTTAACTTGGGATGTAGCCGCTTTGTGTACTTCATTTTCTAAAGTTTGTGATTTTAATTTATCCTTTTCTGCAATCTCTTGTAATTTTTCTTGTGCCAACTTATAGTCCTCCATAGATTTATTTAGTTCCTCATTTATTTTAAAACACCACCGTTTTTCTCAATTAAAATCTGAATCAATGCTGATAGATTTTGATTCATTTGATGCATTTCTTCCGTTAGTTGTAAAAGTTTTTGGTTATGTTCTGCATTTTTTTCATTTGTTGTACAATTTCGTTTTGCTATTTCCAGATTTTCTATAGCTATTTGTAATGCTTGTTTATTGATGTCAAAATTATCTGCCGTTATAGCTGTATTTACAGTATTTAAGTTTATAATTGTGCTGTTTTGATCTATTATTATGGAATCTGCATTACTATATGGATTATTAGCCATATTTTCACCAACTTTTTTTGCCCATATTAAATTACTTCATCAACAAGTCCATAGTTCAGCATATCCTGACTATCCATATACCATTCATATCTTGATTTGTCTTTATAAATATTTTCGTCAATCTTGCTATTGTTTAAAATATATTGATCGATTTTAGATTCATACGCCTCATTAAACGCATAGGTATCTTTGACAGAAGTAGAAGAACCTTCTAAGTATAGCGATCCCCCATGTATTAAGGCTGTGCTGAATTTATAACAACTTCGAGTTACATTAGGATTATTAAATCCGGCCATTAATATTAATGAACCCATACTATATGCGTATGCCATAGTGATAATCGTAGTCTTTGTCTTCAATTTACTAATTACATCACATAAATTCAATCCAACATAAACTATTCCACCAGGAGTGTTTAAGTAAATAGTAATTGGTTCATTGCTTCCATCGTTATCCATCTGAAGAAGTGGGATTATCACAGTATCCATCGTGTATTCGTCAATTTCGCCGTTAATAACTAATGTTCTATTTTTAAGATTATTATAATAATGATAGTTTGATTCAGCCATTGCTTGTGCATAGTTATCTAAGATTTCAGTTAATTCAATTGATATACTTTCTGCCATGAATTTTCTCCTTTAATTTAAAATTTTTAAAATTACAATCTGATAAACATGTCTTTTTGTGAACATATTACTTTTGTAGTTTTATTGTTCTTTGATAATTCTTCTTGTATTCCATGTTTTAAATCTTCTTTCGCTGATTTTTCTCCATGTACCAAACAAATTTTGTCACAATTTTGCTTCCCAGCAAAATTTACAAGCTCACCATAGTTGGCATGAGAACTAAAAAAATTCACAGCTATACACTGTGAATTATTTTTTACAAGTTGTCTTCCGATTTTGATTTGTTTGTTGTTTTTAAAATTTTTTATTCTGTATGACAAATAAGACTCATCTGCGCCAATATATCCACAGAAGCAGATTAGATTTTTGATATTTGATAAATATTTTTGCAAATAATTAATAATACGTCCTGCTGTGCAAAATCCAGAACTTGAAAGCACTATTTTGGGTTTGCTATCTATAATATTTCTTTTTGATTCATCCTTTTCCTTAATAAAATGCACTTTATCCCAACCAATAACTTTGTTGTATTTTTCTAAATTTTCATTAGTTAATATCTCCTTAAAAATATCTATAAGTTGGCATGATAGTTTTGAATCGACAAAAATATCATATTTAAAATCTTCATCTTTATAAAATAACTCATACAAACATGTTAGTATTTGAGGTGTTCTACTAAAACTAAATGCGGGAATTAATACACTTCCACCATTATCTAATGTAGATTTAATTGCAACTTTAAACTTTTCTAATTCTTTATTAAAAGATTTTTTGCCAGACTGTACCCTACCTGAATTGCCATATGTTGATTCCATGATGCATATATCAAAAAATTTGTTTGGTATTTCTGTTTTATTAGAGTAATTAAACTTAGAATCTCCTCCAAGGTCGCTAGTATATAAGATCGATTTCTTATTACGGTTTTCATTATACAAATTCAATTCCAACTGAGCACTTGATACACAATGGGAGTTATTGTAAAATTTAAAAGAAATATTTTCATTTAAAATATGCAAAATATTAAAATCATATTCATCAATATAATCTAATATTTTATAAACATCTTCGCTAGTAAATAATGGAGATATTAATTTCTTCTTTCTTTTTGTCAAAATTCTTGCTTCCTGTTCGCAAATAAATGAACTATTTAACAACATGGCTTTAATAAGCTCTTTAGAATTAGCTGGACAAACAATTCTGCCATTAAATCCATATTTAATTAACATAGGAATTAACCCTATATGATCAATATGAACATGGTTTAATATTACAAAGTCGCAAGTTTTCACATTAAAAGGCGGTCTTTTATTATTTATTGAATATGATTTTGATATATCCTGGCATTGATACATGCCAAATTCTAAACATACATTAGTTTTGCCATATTTTACGAAATACACTGAGTTTGTAACTTCTTCTGATGACATACCACAAAAGTATATTCCATCCTTTTTAAATTTAGAAATAATATCGCCCCTTTATTTTTAAAATGTATAAAATTGATTTTTTTATTTACAAATAATTATTGGCAGAAATTATATCCATTTTGCTCTGTATGAACTTCTGGATTATAAAATTCCCATACTAATTTTTCATTAGTAACAGGGTGTATTCCGGAATAATTATATTTTTTATGAGCACATTCACCTGCCCCACGAATTTTATAAAATTTATTCGCTTTTTTCACAGAATCAAATATTTGTTTGGTATTTTTACAAACAACCCCCCTTTCTAATAATTTTCCTCTATTTTTTGCGTTATTAATTATTTCTTGTTTGGGATTATAATCGCATAAATTTATTTCGGAACATTTTTTTAAATATCCAATTGCTGCATTTCTACTAATTTTTATCATTTCAGCGATTTTAGGTGTAGACTTAATGCCCATATTCCATAAATTACAAGCTTCGATAACCTTTGATTTCAAACTATTGCTATGACATAAATCCCAATTTATATTAGATAAATCATATAGAACGCTCAATTCGCTATTTATAATATTGTGTTTAATATATTCTAATTCACTTTTCAAACAATCTATTCTAATTATTTTATAATTATTTTTTTTAGCCAATCTATCTTTCTCAGAATCTATAAATTTAGATTCATCTAAACTTATTTTGCCTTTTTTATGGGGACTATTATGAAACTTACCATCAGTTTCTATTATATAATTTTGATTACTGTAATTGAAAACAAAATCATATCTTCCTTGATGCTTTTTATTATTTAATTCAAATGTACACCAGTCAAACGATTGTTCTGTATCGAATTCTATATTTAATTCTTTTAAGACATTTGCCATTATTTTTTGTGGATAACTTATTCCATCAGAACATATAGGACATGGCAACCCATAACTATTAATCTGTTTTACACTTTTGTTTTCAATAATATTCCCACAACTTGGACATTTCCAGTTAATTTTTTTATGGCTTCCATAACTATATTTATACCCATCTTCTGGATTTGCCAACAATCTAGCCAACTCAATATTTGTTGTCCAAATATCATTCTTACCAACAACCACAGTTGCACGATTAGGAAAGCAACTATCACATTTCCATTCTTTTTTAGATATGCGGTGTGGACTATCATAAAACTCATATTCACAAATCAAACATTTATGTTTTATTTTAGTATTAATATTTATATATTTATCTAACATTAAAACATTTTTTATTTTAATTTTTTGTATATAATTTAATTGTCGCTTATCGTTTAAGCAAAATCGACATCCATGACCACATTTTAAGTTACCATAAGATATCTGTAAATCCTCATTCATATGATTGGGACATTTATATTTCATAGGTTTATTCGCATTAATATATTCATCTTCTAAAAGTTCATATCCTTTTAGTCGCACAAATTCTTCTTTAATAAATTCAATTGTCAGTTTATTTCCCATTTTTTCCTCCTACAAGGTAAATAATAAATAATTGTGGTATCCAATTGTGTAGGCAATTGGCAGGAGTTGCAATCTCTTTTCCCACAATATATTTTAATCAATAATTTCTTCCGACATCTCGCCGTTTATATAAACGGTACAGTGCTTGACCTCAAGCACATCTTCTTGAGCATCATATTTATATTTTCTTCCGTTTATAACTATAAACTCTTCCAATATTATCACTCCTTACCAAATTGTCCAATCATAGTCGAATACTTTTCTATAATCCGATGGATTGGTCAATTCTAAATTTTTATTGTTCCGAATTTTTCTATTGGTCTGACGCTTAGCGAATTTTCTACATCCCGAAAGATAGCAGAATTTCCAATATCTTTCTTTATCCCAATAAAAATCATAATAACCATTTGCTTTGCACTTTAACTTTTGTTTGCCCTTTTGTTGATTAAAGTATCTATTAATTCTCTTTCCATTTTCATAGGCCATAGAATCGCCACCTCTATATTAAAAAAATGCCACTAAATTATTAGCGGCTTGGAAATTCAATACTGAAACAATTTTCCTATCAATTCTAATGCTTCAACAACCTTCTCATTAAAACCTAGCTGCAAGTCAAAACTTTGTTCATAAGCTTGATTTCTATTTTCCTGCTCCGTCTTAAAACTATTCAGTCTTGCAAGTGTAAACCCATTCAATCCTAAACTTATAGATAATAATACAGCAAATACAATCTTTAACACCTTATCTTTCATAATAATTCTCCTTTTATTTTTTTTATGAAATTATAATATCACAAGACAAATCATTTGTCAAGCATTTTTTATGTAACGAAAGCTGTATTTCAAGCTTTTCATTTTAATTTATCTAAAATTATTTTGCTCAGTTTAGTAATCGAAAATTTATTTATTAAAATCGTTACAGATATTAATATACTTAATTTTTGCAATATAATGAAATTAATATCAATCGGCTTAAAGTAAATCACTAAGCTTAATATAATATTTGTAATACAAAATACTGCTAACCTTACAATATATTTTCTTTTGAATATCTTCTGTTTTTCTGGCTTATGTTGTGGAGCATTTTCCATGTAATGAGGATTAAGATTGAAGAATGCTGCCAGTAAACTAAATATCAAGAATAATAAATAATATTCGTGCATAAACATTATATTTAATCCACCAAACAAATACATACACTGAGTATAGATCAAACATGCTCTGTGCGTTTTTGCATGATAAACTCCCGACATAGAATCCAATAGCGAAAGAGCAATAATTAGTAATACTATGTACGGGAAATATCCAATCGTAGATATCAATAATGCAATCATTGTCGAAAACATGAAACTTAATATTCCATAAACTGCATAAGCAACCAAAGCAAAATCTTCATCGTCTTTATTTACTTTGACCATTTTATGAGTTATCATATTAGACAATGGCTCAAACTTACTTAAAAAACTATCTATTTTATTCATTTTAAAAGTCAAAAAGAGGGTATTAAACCCTCTTAACTATTCCTGAATTAATAATGCAACTTCTTTAGATAGCTCAGGCTGATAACGACTAAATAATGTTGCAGCGGCATTATCTTCATTTGACTCCGTTGTAATTTGTACTAAGAAATCTTTTAACAATTTTATCAACTCCAAATATTACAATTAGTTGAAAAACTTTTTCTATTAAAATAGATTCTACATCAACATAACTCGCCACACTACTATCGAATACTATTACAGATATAATCAATGTAAATACATAAAGTATGATAGACTTGTAACAAACTCCTAATGTTTTTCTACATATAAATATATTTGTATACAAATACAAAATCAATGGCATAATAACCAATGCTTCCGCAACATTATAAAACATAATGAATACGTCATTTGTCGCTATAAGTGGAATAAATTGAATTACACAATTAATTATGCCAAGTATCCAAATCCTCAACAATAGTTTTATACTAATTTTAAACTTATTATGCCTTGTAGCAGAATCTAAGATATGTGTGCCATACACTAAAATAAATGCTTCTAAGAAATTTAATAAAAACGCTGTATATAATATCACCTTTAAACTCATAATCCCATTACAACTCCTTCAATAGATTTTCTCCAAGCAACATCTCCGGTAAAAGCAACATATCTTTTGTAATTATCTTTACTACATAACACTTTAATTTCTACCCAATCTGTATCTATATACAAAATATAGGTCAGATCGTCAATATAAATAAATAAAGCAAGTTCATCGTCTTTATAGCTTTGTATTTCGAAATCATCAATCTCATATTCTTCAAGTAATTTTCTCACGTAACTCTCGTTTGATTTTTTATCCAGTGTATTTCTCATTATCCATTTAACACTTCTGTTGCTCATCAAATCTCGTCTCATGGAAAATCCCCCTAATTTGTTTGGTTTATTTTCATTATGGCTTCTTCTATCACTCTCAAATATCTACAAATATTATCTTCACTTAAATTTGTGTCGTGCAATATCAACTGTAGAGATTTTTGAATGCCGTCTATTTTATCATGCAATTCTTCATTATCAAATTTTAGTTTTCTAACCAAGAATATAACATAAATTAACATTATAGAAACCGCAATAATCATAAATCCAAAAATCAGGAATATTATGAAATCTTTCTCTGAGAATATAATTTCTTTTTCTTTAACAAATTTAACTATATAGTAAGAGATGCTTAAAATAGTTATAATTGCTAAAATAACACCACTATAAATCTTTTTATCTAAAATGTTTTTGATTTTTTCTTTCATCAATAAATTCTCCCTTCATGATTTTTTTAAATCATATCATAGGAGACTTTATTTGTCAAGTATATTTTCTTTCTGTCAAAGAAATATATTAGTATAGTGGTAATTTTAATTGTGACAGCAATTAAAAAGATATGCCTATCTTGTCCCACAGTATTAAATGGGCAAATAAAAATGTATAAAATATTCCCGTTTAATTGAATTTAGTAAATGCGTTTTCTTTAATTTCGTAATCTTCGATACTAGTGTCATTTAAAAGTCTTCCTTCACGAAAAGCTTTATAAATTTGACATTCTTTGTAGCCTAGATTTCTCTCATTGTTTAATCTAAACATAGCAAGAAATAATTGTAATTCATAATTCTTTTCATAAACGTAAAATGTCTTTTGAGTTTTAATGTGAATTTGGGGTTCGCCAACAAACTCAAATCCGCATTCTACCAGGTTTCTTTGCATTCTAGGACTAAAATTAAGATAGTAACTTTCATCGTATTTCATTTATTTGACACCTATATTGGTATCAAATTCAATCGCCATAAACTCTATGGTCATATTTTATACCCTCTTTCATAAAATTTTAAAAATGCAGTGAACTTTTTTTTGTTTACCCTGCTCACGTTCTATGAGCAGATCTTCACCCATCCCTTTACTCTGTTACGTTTTGAAACTCTTTTCTTGCAGACTCCAACAAAGCTTCATCAACATCATCTTGTTTACGCTTCAGAAAAGCGTTCACAACATTTTCTGACAGATTTCCATCTTTATTTAGCTCAGTAAATGCAGAAACTAATGCTTGGACATCTTCTGCACCCACATCTTCAAGTATGCTTGAAAATTTCTCTATAATGCCTGGAATTTCTTTAAAGCTTGCAATAACATCGTTGACATTCTTAAACAACTCACTATTGCTAATTTTTTGTTGTTTGAAAAAATCAAGCTTCTCATTAATGGATTTTTCCATTTCTTGCACGGAAAATAGTAAATCCTGCATCAACCGATCTCCCGTAACACTTCTTAATTGCCTATCAAATCCAATTCTGTTTAAAATTAATTGCATTTGTTCAAAATCATACATCTCATTATCTCCCGATTTCTGCTTGGGAACTGGAAAATCTGGCGATAACACTTCCAATAGTAAAGTATAAAATATTATTCTCTTAACCTCTGTAGTCAATTCAACTTTACTTAATTCAATTACAAACTGAACAGTTTTGTTAACAATTAATCGCATTTCATTGAAATCTGGCTTGGTTTTTACCATAAATCTCACTGAATCTTCGTCCATTGTAAAAGATTCCGGTGTAGAATATATTACAAATTCTGCCATTTCATCTTCGATGTCTGCAATTACTTTGTTTAAAAGATTTGGTGTCAATTTTTTACTCATTTTTATTCTCCTTTAGAATTTTTTTATATGCTAAGGCCAGCAAAATCGCTTCAGCCTTGTCATCGTCACTCTTTCTTGCTTTACTTTCTGTTTTGTAATATTTAAAATCAAATCCATACATATCATTTACAATACTAACGGCCTTTTCTTTTTGATAATCTCTTTTCATGCCCGCTCTTGTCCCGTTATAGGAGCCAACTACGCTTCGCCATTGACTTGGTGATAATAATTCTAATCCAACATCATAATCGTCACACACAGAAAGCAACACACCTTGCAATATGCACAAATCCTTACCAACTTTTAAGTTTGAGTGAGCGTTCACTGGAACTTGTTCTGCAATAATATATCCAATGTCATGCTCTTTTATCTTTTTTATAATTTGTTTCTTCATATCTAAAATGCGCACATGTACATTTACTTCTTTCTCGTCTGCTACAAATAAACCATAATCTATCAATTCATCATCAAAATAAACCGAATATCCGCTTCGTTTACTCGCTAAATCAAGTCCCATTATTTTTGTCATAACTACTCCTTTATGTCCACAATAGGTCATATTGCTACTGTAGCTTCACTAGAGCGATTTAAATACTGTTTTGGTATTAGCGCTCATTAAAAAATATCGTTGCTTAAAACGCAAAATAAGAGCATATAATCACTCACCAACAAATTCCAATCTTCGATGAGCCACATAATCAGTCATCATTGGCTTATTGGCAAACTCAATCCACTTATCTTCTGGCGCTAACCAAACTTGATCTGACATTGTAGTTTTGTATACTACATAATTTGTGTCGCTGTTAGTACGCCTTGCGATATTTAAAACTTCATATATATTTCCATTGATATCCTTATATTTGCCAATTCGTATATCCTTGTTCATTATTCATCCTCCACTACAATTAAGTCTAACGGATGCCATGCCCACTTTGATTTTCGTTCATCTTCGGCCAAACATAACAAATATGGATGTCGAGACATAAGTTCTATATCATACTTTATAGTAAAAATTCTGTCTTTATTATTCTCTACAAAGTCCATGTATTGCTGCCGATGATTACTAATGGATCGACCCTTATCTTTGATATAATCCGGATAAGTTGTAATTCGCTCATAATTCAACTTAACTTTTGCTCCCTCTGCTGGAATTTGTATATTTTCCATAAGTTTGGCCTGTTGCTCGAATTTCGCCAATATGTCTAACGTTTTTGTGCTATATCCTTGCTTAAATAATTTCATTTTGTAATCAATTTCTTGTTTTTTATTCATA